AAACCTTGGTTCATACGGAGCGGTTCAGCGGAACGGGTGTTGATCGTCGATGCAGCGATGGTCAGGTGCATCTTGCCGAGGAGGGTCTTGAAATCCTTGGAGAGGTGAGGCATGTTACCATAGGTAAAGTGCTTCTCAGCCCAAGTTTTACCGAAAATCTCCACATTCCGTTTGGAGGCCTCGTCAATACGGAAGTTGACCTTACGCAGCGCTTCCTTGAAGTACGGGTTGCTTTCAAAAATAGTTTGCATAATCTACCTCCTTTTTTACTGAATGATGAATGACAGTTTCGGGTTTCCTATCAGCAGAATACTGCCAGGGAAAGCGGTTTCGTTGAGATACTCCTTCGGATAATGTACTACGTTCTGCAGTACAATGCCGTCGTGAGCCGCCGAGCAGGTTTTATCCAACTCGTCGATCTCAGCCAGAGCACATACAACGCGGTTCGGCAGAGCTACAGGTGCCACTACAGCCTCCTGGCCCTCTCCGGTAGTTGCTACCTCTACCAGTACATCGCCAGCCTTGATGGAGTTGTTTTGTGCGCTAAGGACGATGACATTGTCACCGCTGATACTAGCGATATTCAACTGCACAAGCGGACTTGCACCGGAGATGGCTACTTTGCTGGTGGATTTCAGAAGGTGACCTTCCTTAACGGTTAAGGTCTTCTTATCCTCAGCAACATCGACAACTACTGCATACTTGCAGACCACAGCAGTCTTAGCCGCCTCATCGGTCTTAATAGGGGTACCGGGATAGATAACGGTGCCAGGATCAACGTTCGTGAGTCGGTAACCCATAACGTCACGCTTGGCAAGCTCGATCCAGAATGCGTTCATCACGCCGCGATACTCCTTCTTGGAATTAGGGAATACAGCCATTGTTATCAAAATTTAAGTTATACAATCGGGTTATTTGATCTCGTGCTCCTTTACCCAATCAACCGCTTCCTTGCGTTCTGCTTCTTCCTTTGCAGTACGGCTTGCAGAGGACTGTTGACCCTCTTCGACCTTTACTCCATTGTCAATAAGCATTTTCTTGGCCGCGCCTAAAGAATCACGGATAGCCTTCTCATCCATGTCGGAGGACAGCCTTGCTTTACACAAGTCCAACATGTCGCCGTTCAGACCTAACTCCTTACCAATACGGGTAACAGTAGCATCAAATGTTTCCTGTTTGCCTTTGTTTTCCAGAGCGTCCAAACGAGCCTTCATGGCATCACTCGCTTCTTTCTGTTGATTCAATAACTGCAACACTTGGTCGAGCTTCAAATCAGCAGGATTGGTAGGCTCATCACCCTTGTTGCTCGGTTTGGGTTCATCCTTCGGTCGTTTCTCCAACGTACGAATCTTATCGGCCTGACTCTGCATGTTTTTGAGCATGTCGCTAATGTACGACTCACTTGCTCGGGCATCAATCGCAGCCTCATCTGCATTCTCAGGCAAACCCAAGATCGCCATCGGAGCGACCAAATTCAGTTGCTCTTCCGATAACCCCAAGTTTGAATAGCGCTTCTTGAGCGCCTCAATCATTTTTTTTACCATAATTTCAAAGAATTTTTGTTAAAATCGCCGCAAAAGTACTCATTTTATGCCGTTATAACGAATTTTTTCATGCCAAGATTTTTCACACTCTTTGTAACACGCAAAACCAGTCTGTACGCTATTTTTATATATTCCGAAGGAATTTTTTTGTGTGAAAAAAGTCCATATATTGTCATTTCGAGAATCTATTTTTTGAAAAAAATTCATTTCAGCCTCTTCTTTGAGCATTTGACAGGGGGTGTCCTTTGGCTATTGATCCTTGAAAAGTGAAATTCTGGTCTTAGATAGATGCGATGTCCCCGAGTACCCCTAAAATGGCAAAAAATCGGTATTATATAGGGGTGTAATTTATTTATGTATAAATAAATTAAAAAAGATATTAAAATTTTCTTGCGTCATCAAAATTGTACTGTGCCGATTAGCAGTAATTTTGCAGCGGTTTTCAAAAAAGCCCCTATGAAAGCCCGCGTAATTTGGGGCGCAATTATTCACAATCAAAAACACTGCAAAAATGAAAGCAGACAAGCAGACAAGCGCACAAGCGCAAGCAAACGTGCAGAACGCACAAGTGGAGAACGCAAAAAACGCACCGAAAGAGGGTGCAAGTGAAAAACAACCACGCACGAACGCAACGTACAACGAGCGTATGCAAGTAAACAAAAGTTTACTTGTCGGCAACCTTTCCAAACTTTGGAAAGACTGCACCACCGGAACGCTCATCCCACGCGACGTGCTCACGCTCACGAAAGACGAGTTCGCAGAGTTCCGTGCATATATGTGCGAGCGTCACGGGCTCAAGGCGGGCGAGCAGCCGCGCAAAGGTTGGTCTGTATGGTATGCGCTGCAATTTTGCGAAAAACGCGTAAAAGCAGCCGCGCAAGACGAGAATGCACCCACACACGCAAAAGCGGTTGCGTACCTGCGCAAGACTCGCGCAAACTTGCAAGACCAAGCCGCAAAAATGTTCTAAATTTTCGGACGTGTGGCGGTTGATTACCGCCCACGTTCACAAGCACACCTGCACGCATAGACCGTAAGCAGGGGCGAGTGCAAGCATACCCACGCAAGCCGTGTAAGTAGCGCAAGCCGCGAAAAGTGGTGCAAGCACTCAGACGGGACGACCATTGACATATTGACCAACACGAGCGAACAACACCACGGGGCACGTGTGCCCGAATGAGAGTGTGCGCTTGCGAGTGAATGAGTACCGAGTAAGAACAAAAAGGGCTAATGCGTATGCATAGGTAGCACGTGTGGCAACGTGTGTGGGATGTATGCGTACCTGAATAGGCAATGAAAGGTACAAGACCGAACCGCCACGAAAGCCGAACCTGTGCGTATATACATGTATTGCGCAATGCAGTAGAGCGAATAGTCGATGCGGGCGGCAAACAATAAGAAGACAGGGCGAGTTGTGACTGATTACAAAGGAGCGACCGCGCTGGGTAGGTGTGTGCAAATGATATGCGAACATGCGCGAAGATATTCAGTAATGAACGAGCGAGAACATGCAACGAACACCGCGACGGCAACAACGCAAAAAGTATGCACGCCTATAATGCCTGCACTCTTCATGGGTGAACAATAGTAACCAATGCATGAATGAGTAACAACAAATGCCTAAATACGGGGGTGTGGCTCTGACAGGCTGCACCCTTACTAAAAACGAACGAACCACGAGCGATCTGTGGGCGTATTGTATCATTTCAATTCATTAAAACCGGAGAACGAGGACTGCCGGCACACGAACGAACAGACGTGTGCGAAGTGGACGAGCAACAATGAAAAGTATTATCGTGCTATCTGTATGGGGCATTATTGCAGCTGTGTGCGCTTTTGGAGGCGTGAAAAACAATCATTGAGGAGGGCGAACCATGCTTGAACGAGTAGATTTAGTCGCTCTCATGCTGAGCGGTAATTTGGACGAGTACGTACGTGTATTATGCAACGTAGGCGAGCAATTGTTGAACCATTAACAGGGCGAACGGCGGTTATATAATAGAATATCCTTAATAGAACTATTAAGAATATACTATTGTATGAGTCCAAAACACCCATGAACAATATGAAAATCATCAAAATCATCGGATGCGTAGCGTGTACGTTCACGTTATTGTGCATGACAGGCTTCGACTGCCCAGAAACCGATTTTAAGGCGCAAATTATGGCTACGCTGATAAGTTTATCGGTCGCGGTCGTTTGTGCTCTCATAGTGGCAAGAAACGGGCAAAGATAGGCTTTATATCGTAACATATCACACGAAGAATATATAGAGGCTGACAGAGGCGACGACCGCCACCCCTTGTGGCTTTTAAACGACTTTATTCAGCCAATATACCAAGCAGGTTAGCCAATAATATGTGCGTTATACGCACGTATTAGTCCCTAATTGCATGTTAATCTATGCTCTTTTGCCTGTTTAACATACGTGTATATGTACGTAAGATCATGCGTATATAGACGAATGACGAACGATGAACGAGTTTATGTATGATTGTAGTATAGTAGGAAAAACCGAATTGGATGAACCGATGCGGGAAATCCGAATCGGGAAATCCGCTACAAATAAATATATAAATTTATAATTATAATTTTTTGAGAGAATTATATTTAAGAGAGTGGTGTGGGAAGGAAAAAAGAACAACACCCCCTATAATCCCCCTAATAAGAAAAAAAACGTGTGAGTATATGAAACCCTTATGTAAATTCAGCTGCTTTGATAGAGTAGATGGCTCATCACAAACACGAACGACATATCGTATCGTGCAAGGCTCGAATAATCTGAACGAGCCTGTGTATTGGATAGAGCAGAAGTCCATGCACGGAAAGGAGTGGTTCAAAACGTTCCGTGACTTTGTGCATTGGCACACATTGAAAGAATTGTGGAATAGCGCGGAGTTCAAAAGCCTGTTCGGTCAGTCGTTGAATGAGTGCGCACAATAAATGATCATGCCATGAGTATGCGCTGTAGAACGCTAAAGGATGAGATACAGCATCGTGCCTTTCAGTATCGAGGAGTGCGTATAGGTCGCGGTCTGTCTCACGAAGAGGCGTTTATCGCCGGAGCAAAATGTTTAGCCGAACTTATCAAGAACGGCGAAGTTTCAATCGAACAAATCAAGGAAGAGTTATGAATACAAAGTATCTTGTGCATGATGCGCACGAAAGTATATCGTGTTGGCAAAATACGATTGCCCACCTCTATATGCAATTAGACGGGAATGATGCGCTGAGCAATGAAGAAAAAAGTGCTTTTCAGCAGATGCAAAGCGACTTGTATCGCATAGTGGATAACCTTAAAAAAGTGGAGGGTGAATTATGAAAGCAATTCATGTAAAGAGTCTGCGCGTACTCATCAAAGCGCGTAAATGGGCGAACACCGAGAAAGGTGAGCGAGTTATTGTAACGATTGGCGCCATTTGGATGGTGCTTGCGTTTGCAAGTCTTGGACTACTGGTAGTCGGTATGCTTGAACCCCGGATGGGTATGCAGCGAGCGATTATGCTCGTAGTGGCATTCTATGTACTTATATGGGCGATATATCAGATGACTGCACAACCGGAGGAATAGCCATGGACGAGTTTTTATTGCAAATGAAGGCGAGCGGCTTGTGGTACACGCTGCTTGATGAAGGCTATACCGAAGAGCAAATCCTTAGTATGTATTTCTAACATGGAGTACGCTCTACCTGAGTGAGCGATTATATGGAAAAGACTATTAACGGAGTGCACAAAATAGGTGCAGTCCAAAACATGTTTCAGATGTTCGGTCCGAACGGGACAACAATGACTCCGGTGAACGAGTATAAGTTGGACCGTGGTGTTATTGTGCATGGCTTCGGCGCAGGCATGAGCGAATGCGTCTATGTGGTCGTGGACGACAAGATGAACGCGATTGCGCTCGATCCGTATTCAGGTCGCGAGGACGATACGTGGGTGAATACCGATTGGACGAGAGAAGTCAATCTCGAAGAAGACAAGTATCTCGTCGGTGGGTATTTCTCGCATAGACAACGATTGCAGACCAGTTCGGTACGACCGATTAGCGAGAAGTTCGGAATAGGCTTCTACTTTGATGAGAGCGGTGAATTGGTGAGTGATGAACGAATAGCGCAGGCAGAGAAGTACTGCGCCTTCCTTGACCGAGTAACCGAGGCTATCGAGCAAGCCAAAGAACGGGCATCGAACGAGGATCGGAAACGTTGCGAGAACGACTATCCCTATCTGACCCGAATTGACAATATGGGCAAAGATTGGAAGTTGATACGCAGAACGACCGGAAATAATGTGCGTGCAGAGTTGAAGCACCATTTCCCAACGACAAAGTTCAGTGTGCGGTATAGTTCATTCAGCGGTGGCGATGAGTACCGCATTGAGTGGATGGACGGACCGACTTACGAGGCGGTGGATGCCGTGGCTCACAAGTTCCAGTTGTATCATCCTGACGAATTGTCGCAGGGCGATTATTGGGACCCGTGTCCGAGTCATTTCACGAAGATGTATGGCGATGCAAGTTACATCACGGTGCAACGTGGAATATCTGACGAAGCAGTAGCGAAAGCACGTGCAAAACTGCTGGAGTACAATCCGAATTTGACGGACGACAACGTGAACAATATGGCTTTGCCGTTCACGGCTCGTTGTAGGATGGATAATCTCAACGAGGCAGCTCGTATGTATGCACGAGAATTGGACTTCCAAGAACCTGTCAAGGAAGAGCCGAAGAAGGAGAAGAAGACCAAGAAGGAGAAGCCGATTGAAGGCGAGTTCCGACTGATTGACTACTCCGAAAAGTGTGTAGCCGTGGTAGGCGATACGAAAGCCGTCAAAGACCGTTTGAAGGCACTTGGCGGTCGATTTAATAGCAAATTGTCCTGCGGTGCAGGCTGGGTATTCCCGAAGACCAAGCAGGACGAATTACGTAAACTTCTAAATGTAGCATGATTATGTTCCCAATTATTATTGCACTTGACAATGGCTGTGCGCATGAAGACCGCGAGCCTGTTTTCTCCTTGAAAGGAAATGTCTTATCGGCAACGGAAGACAGTATCAAACGTCTGCTTGACAAGAACCGAAAGGCTATCAATAAATGGCTTTTGTTCGGTCGTGCTCAATTAGTAGCAACCTTTGAGCAGACGGGCGAAGTGATTGCGACAGGATGGTATGACTATAATGCCTTCTCAGGTCACGGAGAGTATCGGTTTCAAATGGAGCGATAGTTATGGATGCTGTATTGTTCAGAAAGGATAAGTACGGGGTATTCGCTATATTCCCGTACTTGTCTTGGCGAAACGGATGGACGACTACGTGTTATGCTCACATGGGGCAACATTCCTTCGGTGACTATGACGCGATGATTAGTCAGTCCAAGCCTGCCAAAGCGAGCGAGTATAGAGACTTGCTGCGTGAATTAAGGCGCATCGGCTACAGGTTACGTGTGATCCATCGTGCTTGCAGACGCAAAATGTATCAATTATGAAAGCCATACCAACCACAGTAGTTCTCAACAATAAGTGGGGCTACTGCTATGCACCTCAGACCTTTCCAAGCAAAAGGCAAGCAATCGCTTACGCTCGAGAACTAATCGAAGACGGTTATGCGTGGGCATACCGAATTATCAAACCAAAACGAAAGGAGTGAATATGGACTATCAAAATCTATTCAACCGCGACTTCTATCCTACGCCGGATGAGGTCATAGAACAAATGATGTCGATGTCTGATGTGAACGGCAAGATTGTGCTTGAACCGTCAGCAGGCAAAGGCAATATCATCGACTGGCTCAAAGAACGAGGAGCCAAAGACGTTATCTGTTGCGAAATTAACCATGACCTGCAGCAGATAGTCGGCCAGAAAGCGCGACTGATCGCAAGCGACTTCCTGACCGTCACACCGGACATGGTGAGCCATATCGACATGATTGTGATGAACCCTCCGTTCTCGCAGTCATTGAAGCATATCTTGCACGCTTACGAGATTGCGCCGGAAGGCTGCGAGATAATCGCGCTGTGCAATGATGATACGTACCGGTACACCGATACGCAGGACAAACAACGGCTGCGTGAACTGGTGGACTTGTACGGCAACAGCGAGTATATCGGGCAAATGTTCAAGACAGCAGAGCGCCGGACGGATGTTGATGTGCGTCTGATCCGCATCTACAAACCGCGAACCGGAGCGCATGAGTTCGATGACTTCTTCGATATGACCGAGGATGAAGCACCGAACACCGCAGGCATAGTGCAGTACAACTACGTGCAAGACCTTGTGAGCAAGTACAAGGATGCAGTAGAGATGTTCGATACCGTCATGGAGTACAACGACCGCATCAACAAACTGTGTGACAGCATCGGCACCAAGCCTATCATCTTCGGAGCGCGTAAGGCAAACGAGGATGCACGCTGGAGCGAGAATAAGATTACTCGTGACGAGTTCAAGAAAGCCTTGCAGAAGTCCGCATGGAAGCAAGTGTTCCGTGAGTTCAACATGAGCAAGTACGTCACGCAGAAAGTGATGGAAGACTTGAACCGAGCGATTGAGATTGCATCGGATATGCCGTTCACCATGAAGAATATCTACAAGTTGGTGGCGAACCTCGTTGCAACGCACGGCGATCGTATGCAGCAGACGCTTGTGGAAGCATTCGACTACATCTGTAGCCTGAGCGCAGAGAACAGCACGGCAGGCGAGAAGTGGAAGACGAACAGCGACTACATGGTTAACAAACGGTTCATTGTTCCGTACATAGCAAGATACAACGACTGGAGTTACCGCCGTGAGGAAGTGGACCTCAATAGTTATGGCAGCGCCAAGATTGAGGACGTAGTGAAGGCTCTTTGTTACGTAACAGGCGTTGACTATGGCGAAGTGCCTGCGCTATCTACTTCTGTTAAGAAACTCGTATGGGGCAAATGGGGCCTCTGGACCGGTGATGTTTTCGACAAAGAAACGCACGAATACATCCGCACAGTCGGCTTCTTCAAAATCCGAGCATATAAGAAAGGCACGATGCACTTCGAGTTCTTGGATGAAGATGTATGGTATAAGTTCAACCAAGCAGTAGCCAAAGTGAAAGGCTGGCAACTACCTAAACAACATCAGAAGAAAGGGAAATAGTTATGACCAAGAAACAACTGCAAAAGAAAACTCGCTCACTCATATTTGAGGCGAGTAAACATATGAGGAAAAACATCGACCGAGCGATTAACTCCGGCAGTATAGATGTGTCTTCGTGGGATAATAATTGGCTGCTCCCGAAGCTGCTCCTTAATGCGCTTCTGATGGAAGAGCAACATCAGTATGCACCTCCAGCAGGAATGAACGAACGGCAGTACAAGAAGCAAATCGAAAGCATCTACGCTTGTATCTAACGCAGAAAGTGAGGTTTCTATGGCAACAAAAAAACTGATTGATGTGCCGCGAGGTCATCTATTCGGGTTCCCGAAAGACCCGTTTGACAAGTTATATCTGTTGGACGATGCCTATATCGGACCTAACGGCAACGTGCAGTTCAGTTGGAACCGAGTCTATTGGCGAGACGGACGCACTAATATGCACGGCAAGGTCTCATTCGATCGTGCATGGCTGGAGAGTACCGATGTCATAGACAGAGGCGACTTCTATGATTGGATGAAAGCGAACCACCCAATCCGCTACAAGCGCGAGAATTGGGAACAATCAAGGCAAAAGAAAGGATAACCATGGATCAGGAATTATATGAGTTTGCCAACGATGTTTATGATGTCTTGGCGCATAATGACCATATGTGTACGCAGCAGGCTTTTCTCGACAAGCACGCTGGCGATGATATGGAAATAGACTGTGCAACCAATACTATCTCTATCGGAAAGTTCAAGATAGAAGTGTCAAGAAAGGATTGAGTATGACAGAGCAACAAATCGACCAAGCCGCACAAGATTTGCGCAATGGTATCGGCAACCACACACCAGACGAGTTAGCTTGCCGCAGAATGATGAATAGTTTCTTCGCTTATGGAAACAGTCTGACTGACGAAAGTAGCTGGCACTTCCAACGCTACCTCCAGGAGTACGTAGATCGGCTTGGGCGCAAACTATTTGACCAAGTTCGCAATGAGCAAATGGAAACCTATAAGAAATGCACCATCAGCGTTGGTGTCTTTACTGACGATGAAGGATGTACGTATAACTCTATAAACTGGGGGAATTGATTATGAAAGAATTAAAACTCATCGACCGAGTAGTAGTCGAGATCAAGAGCGAAGAAAACTCGCAATCGCGCAATACCCAAATGGCTGCGCTACTGCAAGACGTATCAGAACAAATACTGAATGGCATGAAGGGTAACGAGAGTCTGCATACAAGCCCAATCGGTATTCACACCGAGGTTCTATGGGAACGTGAGTGTACCGACTTCGGCTTCCGTATGGGCGACAAATCGCTCATCAGTATGCACTACTACGGCTCGGAGCCAAAGCCCAAAAAGTATATCATTATTGTGCATGTCTATGACGAAGAGAATAGTCAGGCATACCCATTAGGAGGACTGTTTGGTTCGCAGATAAGTGCATATGACTACCTGATGACTCACGTGGACGAAGTAAAGAATAACCATTGGGCAAAAGGTCGAACCAACGAAGAAGACGACTACGATGAAGGAGCCACACCTACAGGCTGGACTGCGCAGGACCTATATAGCGGCCAGTGTCTTGAAATAGAGATACACGAAATGGAGGAGATGTGATTATGAACGACAAACTATTAGAGATGGCTTTCACGGACTCCGAACGATGGAAAGCCGCGATTGATAAGGGTCTCGGAAAGGGTATTAGCAAGAAGATACTCCGTGACCTTTGCTCGGAGAAAGTGCGTGCCTCGATGTACGAGGCGATTCGTGACGGACGGTACGAGATAGCACCGCCGCACACCGCACAGATACCCAAGGACGAGCCGGGACAGTTCCGAACCGTCTATGTGAACGAACCGATGGACCGCGTGTTGCTCTCGCTCATCAACGACCTGCTGTTCGACACCTGCAAAGACATGGTGCATCCGGCGTGCATGTCGTATCAGAAAGGGCTGTCGTGCGGTACGGTGGTCGAGCAACTGTCGAAGAATGTGGACCGCTGGAACACGGACGCTATCGTAGGTTGGAAAGCCGACCTGAGCAAGTACTTCGACTCCGTGCCTATTGAGTTCATCGACTGGGCGTTCAACGAAGCCGAGGTGCGCAACGGACACTCGGCGCTCATTGACGTGCTGCGTAAGTACTACCACTCCGACCTGTTCTTTGACGAGAACAACGAGTTACAGCACAAGTATCAGTCGCTCAAGCAAGGCTGTGCCGTGGCTGCATGGCTGGCCGATGTGGTGCTCTATGACGTGGATAAACGGCTCGATGTGCTGCAAGGTATCTACAAACGATACTCGGACGATATTGTGTTCATCGGACCCGACCACGAACGGGCATTGGGCATACTCCGTGCCGAACTCATCAACCGGCGCATGGCGCTCAACCCGAAGAAGTTGGAGATGATTGACCGCAACCATTGGTTCAAGTTCCTCGGCTTCTCCATCAAGGGCAAGGACATATCGCTGTCCTCGAACGGCATCCATAAGTTCCAGAAAGCGATTGAGGAAGCAACCATCGACCGCCGCAACGTAGGCTATGAGTCGGCGCTACATGCCGTCTATCGGGCCTTGTACAAAGGGTATGACGGACACTCATGGGCAACGAGAGTGCTGCGTGTGGTGAACGTGCCGCATGACCTCATCGTGCTCAATGGTTTCGTTATGGACTGCCTCAGAGCCGTTCAGACGGGCAAACGCAAGGTCGGTGGACTTGGCTATGTCCGGGAGCAAAAGAACGGCTGTATCGCAAGAGGAACGGGCAGGAACGTCCGTGCCAACAAACAGAAGATACCTACGCTCGAAGGCTATTACACCATCACTTGCATGGCGAATAACCTGCACACGAGCCGTGACATGTTCGAGGCAATCATCCGTCTCGAAATGTAATCTCAACGGGTGGTGCAACCTTCCTATAACGAGACCGCAGCCTTTCACTCAACAGTACTTAACGTACTTCTGGGGCCGCTGATTAACTATTCAGGGACCCAGAAGTTGTGTACTGTTTCTATCAGTTGCGTATAGCCATGCACCGAGCGGTTTAGTTATAACTATACTACGGCAAGTAACCGTACCCATCGGGTCTGCGTATTCAATGCAAAGCCCATATCAGATGAGGACTGACAGGCTCATACTCGGAGAGTCTTTCGACCTGTCAGATGAGGTCTGATGTGTGCTTCACATATCAAACGATTACAGTAATGCCGCTGCGGGCTTGTGGGTACATAATTTTGAAACAACATGACAATCTATCAAATGGGCATCGAAGCCATCGCGAACGGCGTGCCCGTAACCATCAATCTCCGTGAGCGGACTATGCGTATCGGCAATAAGGTCGTGCTCAACGAGAACAACATCATCGGCGTGGACTTGGGCGACACGATGCCGAAGAACATCTACTATGTGATCGAACGCATAGAGGAGTACTATCGCATCTATCGTCACTCCGTCCCCGGTAAACGAGAGCCGAGCCGTCCGTGGTTCACGGCACTCAAGTATGACCAACTGACAGACGAGGACCGCCTTGTAGCAGTTGACCGAGCAGAAGCACGCTTCGAGTTGGAGTTTGCCGTGCTCGTATCTATTATGACGAAACGTCTCTATTGGGACGAGTCGTTAATGTCTAACCGCCATTGGTTTTGGAAAAGTAAGAAAGCCAACGGCCTTGTGATCCTCCGCTCGTGGATTGAACCGAGCAAGAAATAACTTTGTAACAAACCCTAAAATCATTTGAATTATGACAAAAGTAATTTGCCCGAAATGTGGCGCACAAATCGCAATCGCTGAGCATCAGCATGTAGCAATCGGTATCGTAGTAGGTAAGGACAGCGGTCTTGGCACCGTCAAACTGCCGTTGGCTGACGAGCAGCCAAAGAAACCCAAGAGCAAGGCACAGCTCCGCATAGACGCTATGCGAGCAGCCGGTATGGACGTCAGCAAGTTCTTCTGCATGAAGGACGGCAAAGGCGAGGAAACGCTGGTCGGTACGTTCGAGAACGGTGACTTTGCGCTTATCGACACGGACGATCCTATCGTGAATAAGATCGTGGAATCCGGCAGCATCCTCAATGCGCATCTGTTCAAGCAGCATGTCCTTGCGCAGGTCCTCAAGATGATGACCTCGTATAAGTACGACCATACGCTGAACCGCGTTGTCCGAGTACGCACTTGGGACGGCAAGCTCGACCTTTCGAGTTACACCCATCACATGAACGCCATGGGCTACGGCTATTCGTGGCAGACACTCGTGGATGAGTTGAAACGCCAGGCCGCTATGCACCGTCACGGCGACAAGAAGAGTCTCGAAGAAGACCAACGGTGGTACAACAAAGAGTTGGCGCTGGCCATGTTCGACCATCATCAGAAGTTGCTCTACGAACTGACCGAGAAACTGCGTGTCCGCAAGCATCAGGGCGTGGAGTATATCGCCTTGCAGGGTGTGGATAACCTCGTGTATCAGAAGCAGAGTGCGAACGGCTATATCTATCTCTACGAGGTGGAGCGTATGCTGAAAAACCATGCCGCTATGCGTAAGAACATTATGAAAGCCGCTAATCCGGTCGAGTTGTACAACGCCGTGGCACGTTACATGGAGGCAGCACGTCCGGGTAAGTTGTCGTATCATGCATCCGAGGTAACGAAGCGCGAGAACCGCGTGGAGATTGTGCCGTGCGAGGAGTGGAAGAACGCCTATAAGGGTTACGGTGGTTACTTCGCCATGCAGAACCTCATCATGTTCCATGGTTGCCGTATCATCGTGGACGGCAAGAAGTTGAGCCGCGACAACTCTATGAAGCAGTTGGATAAGTGGGCCAACGAGCATCTGAAAGAGGGCTACTGGCTCATCGGTGCGCTCAAACAACTCATCGCCGACAACGGCTTCAACATCGAGCGCAAGCAGGCAGAGTGGTACGAGAAGAAGCGTAACAAATAAGTTCACAACCGGTGGTAGTGGCGCAGGTATCTATTCACGTAATGATCCTTAAACGTAAGGATTCTCCGAGCTATAACCAAGCTGGAGAATCCTTCGTCACGGATCATTTAATATCAATCCGTTAAAGAGAAAGCCGTACCTGCAACTGCCATCAAGGAACGGGCGCACTGTTATTCAGTTAAGATGGCTTATAGATACAGCATCACTGGAGATTTCCAGGATTCTGTATCCAAAGCACATCTGAATCATCGAATGTGTATAGGGAGAAACCGTGTGCGCAGTTCCGAACGAATAGCAACGATGTCCTTTCGGGTGGTCAGACCGTTCAATGTAATCAGGCTGGGGAGGCGTAGACGAGGTCTCTGCCTCCATTCTTACGACGCCGGTTATATCGCACCGGCGTCGTCGAATGGCCCTGATTCCCATATCAGACGTCTATAGAGATGCACCGTGACCACAGAAGGGTTTGAGATACGCTCTTTCGGATAGCCGAACTTTTACTGACCCGTCAAGACAGATGACGTGCCGCCAAGTTCACCCGCCTTACTATGCCGGTGAGCACTGGCTAACGTCATCTCCTATACGGGTACACATCAAGCCAATATAGGGATGCACCACGGCTATAGGAAGAGCTATTATTAGTAAACTTTATAGTAAACAATTAGTAAACTGTTATGGCAAAGAAAATGAAAAAGTATAGCGTTGATAATCCGGATGTACGGGCTATCAACAAATACGAGCAAGAGATTGCTGCTCTACAGAAGAAATATGTGCAAGCAAATGAAGCGCAGGATTGGTCTATGCGTCATTTCTATTATAATCAGATGCAGGCAAAACGAGCCAACATGCAGTTGCTTATTGACAAGATGAAACGCCGGATGCCTAATGCCGGTTATTGATTAACAATAAAAGAAAGGGACGATTATGGCTTACAATGTTAAGGATCGGGTGACTTCTGTAATGCGATGGATTGATAACGAACCTATCTGCTTTTTTCCTTACTGCCTTCTTGGAAAGAAAGGCATTGTGAAAGCGTTTTACAAAGGCAAACTTATAAACGTAGATTACAAAGAAGCCTTGAAAAATTGCAGTGGCGCACCAAAAACAGGCTATTTTCAAGACTATAGAAGAATGATAGATGAGCAGTTAAAGAATTTGGGGGTTGTAAAGACACGCTTTGTTAGTAAAACCTCATTAAAACTCGGTATCACAGAAAGTCTATTCGTTGGACGTGTATCTTACAACTAACACTATCAGTGATTACTGGTAAGGATGTTAATGATGGCATCCTTCTGCTCTATGATTTTATCCTTCTGCGCAATTATCTCATCCTTCTGCGCGATAACTGCTTGCAAGTCGGATTGGTTGTCTGTCTTACTTACTGGCGCTTCTTCGTATCCATCAAAGAAAGCTCCAACAGGAACACCGAGTTCATTGGCAATCTTAACTAAATTGCCAGACATTGCGCTGTTGTTTTTAATTAAAAGACCAATACCCGTAGGTGTCATATTAACTCTTTCTGCAAGTTCGGAAAGTGTTATCCCTCTTTCCTCTGCAAGAGTGCGGATTCTTTGAAATTGTGCTGCCATAATAGTATATTTAGATTATTAAACAATAAAAATCAAAATAAAATTACATTTTCTTCAAAATAAATTTGCATAAATCAAAATAAAGTTGTATCTTTGCAGCGTTTTTCAAAATATACTTTGATAGTGACTTATATTTTGAGTAACTTTATTTCATAAATTTGCTGCAAAATTACAAAAAATAATTTGATTATGCAAGAAACGCACCTAAAAAAAGTTGAAAAAACTGAAATTTTTGACACTTTACGCTCTTTTCAGGTAGGTGAGAGTGAGTTTATCCCTTATTCGGAGTCGAAGGTTGACTATTACACTTGGCGTGCAAGATGCGCTCAGTTGGTCAAGAAAGGAACGCTTAACGGCAGTTTCCGGCTTGTAAAGTCCCGTGATGGTGAGACATTGGGTACTTGGATCATGCGAACTGCATAGTATATGTGTCAGCATTCATGGTACGATAAAACACGTAGGCACTACGGACGCAAGCCGAATACGCGACGCGAAAGAGGTCTAAGGCGAACAGATTACGGTATCAAGAAAGGACCAAGCACCAGGAAACCTATTGAGTCTTTGGCTCCGGTCGGAATAGACAAGAACGTAAAACCAATGCAAATCCCACGTTCTATGGCGGTGATGAAGCGGTACGCGAAAATGTACAACTGGTACGTTCAACACTACGATAAATACCCGGACAAAGAATGGTGCATGAAAGAGACCGCAAAGAAGTTCGAGAGATCAGTTAAGACGGTCAAGGTAGCGATTGACACATGCAAGTATATCTTGGCTACAACGTAACAGCCGATTTCCTCACGGCTTAGTGTTGAGGAATAATTGCAATAAATCATCAAAGCAATGAAAAAGTTTCTTGTTTTGGCAGTAGGAATCTTGATGTTCCTAGCCGCAGACGCTGCCCCTACCTATGATGTAGGTCAGCAGCAGACCGACCAAGTTCTGCTCATGCAGCAGACGGACGGTCAGATGATGACAGTGGACTTCGCTTACGCGGACTATTCCGTAGTAACGATTGCGACCACCGTCGGAACGGAGTACACTATCTATGAGGCTATGCCGATGGAAGTGCGTACCCAAGTGTTCGACCTTACTTTGCCGGTGTTCCGATTATGCACCCATAAGGCGAATGCGTTTAAGTCCAATCTTTACACTGGATGGCGTGGGGTTAATAGTAATCCTCCGAGTCAATACGATAGGGCTTGACAACAGGGCTTTGGCAGTTGGTTCTGCCAAGGTCCACAAAAAACACGCTTTCTATAAAGTGTTTTTGATTGAAATGAATACGGCTCTATCCGCTTGGGAAAGTCGATAGAGTATGGATGTGTAGTACAACGGTAGTACAACGGTCTTCAAAACCGTAACATCGAGGTTCGACTCCTTGCACATCCGCTATGCGGTGACAACGGTCACAGACGCAGACAACAGAATTATTCATTACTCAAACAAACGTAATTATGAGTAATATCACATTAAAGGCAATGAAGATTGCCAACTTCAAGGGCATAACGGCTCTTGATATTCAGTTCAATCAGACAACACAGATCAGCGGAGCCAATGGCACTGGTAAGTCGTCCATCTATGACGCTTATATGTGGTGTCTGTTCAACAAAAATCAGTTCGGCAAAGAACAGAATGTTCAGCCTCTCACAAAGGACAATGAACTCGTACACAAGGTTGTAACGAGCGTTGAACTCGTGCTGGATGTGGATGGTCGTGAGTACACGATCCGTCGTGAGCAGCGTGAGGATTGGCAAGTGCCGCGCGGTACATCCGTGGAAGTGCTCAAAGGACGCAAGCAGGATCGCTACATCAACGAGACTCCGTACGGTGAGCGTGACTTCATCAACAAACTGACGGCAGAGATGTGTACGCTCGATGAGTGGTTCACGCTGTCATCGGTAACGGCGTTCATGGCGATCGACCAAGACAAGCGCCGTAAATTCCTGCAGCTCCTTACAGGGGAGATTGAAGAGAAGGAGATTGCGGCTAACTATCCGTCCGTGCTCAAAGCGCTGGAGGAAGGCAAGACGGTCGAGGAACTGTCTCGTCAGAACAAAGTGACGCGCAGCAAGGCAAAGCAAGACCTTGATGAGATTCCGGCTCGTATCGATCAGCAGGAGCGTCTGCGTGTAACGGAAGACGTGACCGAGTGGGAACAGAAGAAAAAAGAAGCCGAGACCAAGCGTGCGGAGTATGACATACTACTCCAGGACCATCAGTCCAAGCGTCCGGCAGATGCGTCCGGCCAGTTCGCCTCAAAGTTGGTAGATGTGAACCGTCGTATTGCAGCAATCGCCAACGAGACTAGTGCAAAGCACATGTCTCTCACGGAAGATGCTCGTCGTGACATACCTACCATTACTGCGGAGCAGAGCAAGGCAGGTGTTCGCAAGGCCCAACTACAGGCAGAGATTGAACGTCTGACGAAGCAGAAAGCGAAAGACGAAGAGTCGCTTAAAGAGGCAGGAAATAACTGGCGTAAGATCAATGCAGAAACCTACAATGAAGTCGTGGAAGACACATGTCCGGTATGCGGTCAACCTCTTCCGGAAGACAAGGTTGAGGAAGCCAAGCAGAAAGCCATCGAGAAGTTTAACGAAGACAAGTTGTCTCGTCTGTCGGCAGCGGAGAAGGTAGGTCGTGAGTATCGCGCAAAAGTTACAAATGCCGATATCGACATCGCCAAGTGCGAGGCTGAAATCAAGGAGATCGACGAGAAAGCAGGTCAGTTGCAGGCACAGTTGGATGTTGCCAAGGCAAAGATGGACGGCGTTAAATCCGTTGAGTCTATGCTGCAAGAAAACGCAGAGTATCAGCAGTTGCTCAATGAGAAAGCGGAGATCAATCGTCAGATGGAAGAGGCTTCGCAGTCATCCAATACGCTCATCGAAGAGTATAACAACCGCACTAATGAATTGCTTGCGAACATCCGGGCATGTGACAACACGATCGCAGATGCGAACACACAGATAGCACGTGTGGCCGGTAACAAGCGCATTGACGAGGAGAAAGCACGTCTGCAACAGCAGTCTGTGGAGTTAGCTCAGGTTGTAGCCAACTGCGACAAGATTGACTTTGAGATCGCATCGTTCAAGAAAGCAAAGATCAGCATCGTAGAGGACCGCGTGTCGTCTCTGTTTGAGATTGTCCGCTGGAAGATGTACGAGCCGAACCTGACCAACGATGGCGAGAAAGAAATCTGCCAGGCTATCATCGACGGTGTTCCTTATGAGCAGACAAACACGGCTACTCGTATCAATGCCGGCATCGACATCGTGAATGGTATCAGCAAGGCGTTTGAAACCAATGTGCCGTTGTTCATCGACAACGCAGAGAGCGTAAGTGTCGTTCGCAGCACACCATCGCAACTCATCACACTCACTGTCGTTGAAGGACAGGAGTTAACTATTCAATAACATTTTAATTCTATTTCATTATGGCAGTAAACACACTGGCTAAAATTAGAACCGACATCAATGGTGCCGCTTCGCAAGACTATATCAAAAAAGTCTTGGGTGACAGAGCGCAAGAGTTCACCACGTCGTTGCTTTCGTTGGTAGGTGGAAACACCAATCTCCAAGAGTGTACCACATCGTCTCTTATGACCACGGCGATGAAAGCCGCGTCTCTTGGCCTTCCGCTTGATCCGAACCTCGGTTTGGCTCATGCCGTTCCTTACGATAACTCCAAGAAGGAGAAACGAGACGGCAGATGGGTCGTTGTTGATGTCATCAAGGAAGCACAGTTCCAGATTGGCGCCAAGGGCTTCATTCAGTTAGCGCTCCGCTCCGGTCAGTTCGAGTTCCTGAACGTCCGCGATGTACGCGAAGGAGAGATCGTAGGAGAGGATTTCCTTTCCGGTATGCTCCAATTCAAGTCGCTCCCGTTCGCAGAGAGACACAAAGCAAATGTGGTCGGTTATGTAGCGTACTTCAAGTTGCTCAACGGCTTCCAGAAAATGCTCTTTATGACCAGCGAGGAGTTGCTGGAACACGCTGACCAGTTCTCTGTTTCGTATCGTGCTGACAAGCAGTACAAGACGCAGAAGAGTCCATGGAATACCAACTTCAAGGCGATGGCCGAGAAGACTGTTATCAAACTCCTCCTCTCCAAGTACGCTCCGATGAGCATCGAAATGAAGGATGCTATCAAGGCTGACCAAGCGGTGTTCGACGAGGCTGGCCGTCCGCATTACGTGGACCTCAATCAGAACGACAACGCAGAAGCCGTAGATGTGGAGGTGGTAGAACAAGGCAACAAGACTCCACTTCCGCCGGAGGAAGCTGCACAGGCAAATAATGATGCTGCACCTGCAAGCGGAGCACAGCCTCTTGGCCAACAGAAAGAACCAGACATCTTTAATCAACAGTAATGGAATTGCACATCATCAAAAGCGGCTCGTCCGGTAACGGATATATCCTGCAGAACGAGGCAGAAGCGCTCATCATTGAGTGCGGATGCCCCGTGCAGGAAGCATTGAGAGCGCTAAGGTTCAACTCTAAAAAGGTGGTCGGATGTATCGTATCGCATTGCCATGGCGATCACTTCGGCTATATCGAGGACTATATGCAGTACTTCACATGTTATTGCAGTCGCGGTACTATCGAAGAGAAGACTAATTGGAAAAGCACACGTCGTCCTGTCGTCTTAGAACCGTTGAAGACGGTTAACCTCGGTGGTTTCTCTGTAAGGCCGTTTGATGTGCAACACGATGCGCCGGAGCCGTTTGGTTTCCTGATTAAGCATGAAGAGTTCGGTGCGCTGATGTTCGCCACGGACACGTACTACATCAAGTACAAGTTCGATGGTTTGACAAAGATCATGGTTGAATGCAACTACGATCTCGAACTGCTCCGGGATAACGTGCGACAAGAGATTGTCCCGTTTGCCCTGGAGCAACGCACACTACAGAGCCACATGAGTCTGGAACATTGCAAGGACATGCTTCGTGCTACCGATCTGAGCCAAGTGACGGACATCGTGCTTCTCCATTTGTCGGCCAACAATGCAGAACCTATGAGGTTCAAGAAAGAAATAGAATTATTAACCGGCATCCACACGACTATCGCAAGAAAAGGCGTAGTGATGCCATTCAATCAAACACCATTTTAGAATTATGGACCCAAAATTCAATGCCGGTCTTGCCAATCAGGTAATGACCGAGTTCGATAACATCAAGAGACTTCACGAAGAATTTATCGGTTGCGATGCACCTATTGACAAACGCATCCGTCTTCGTGGCATGATGCAGGAACTGCTCGAAATGTACTTTGAGTTTGCTGAACCAACAAAAGCATAATCACTATGGTATTTAGAGTTCATAAAACAATCGACTTCACGACTGTCTCAACTCACCATCTTCGCAACAAAGAACTGAGTCTGAAAGCTAAGGGTCTGCTGACTCTTATGCTTTCGCTCCCGGAAGATTGGGACTATTCTGTGATGGGATTGGCTGCGTTATCCAAAGATGGGAAAGACGCTGTAATGAGTACGCTCAATGAACTTTCAACCGCCGGGTATGTTAACGTAGAGTCCTATCGTAATGACAAGGGACAATACGAATCTGTGTATAATGTGTATGAATCACCGAATCGGGAAAACCGATGCGGGAAATCCGAATCGGATAATCCTACACAATATAATATAATAAATAAAGATAATAATATACCCTCTGTTAATGATTCTAAAGAATCAATAACATCTCCCAAGGGAGAGGTTGATGAGTTATTTGAGAAATTCTGGAACCTATACGGAAAGAAGTCGCAGCGAGCGCAAGCGGAACGTATGTGGAAGCGCCTGACGAAAGCCGACAAAGACGAAGTGCTTTCAAGGGTAGCTGCATATGTGGCATCGACACCTGACGTGCAATATCGCATGAATCCGGCTACGTATCTCAATCCTGCTAACAAGCGTTGGCGGGATGAGATCATTGACCGGAATGCACCAAAGCAGCAGGACGATCACGTGTTCCGCATGTTCGATGAGAAGCCTAAAGAAGATCACGTATGGAGAGTTTAATAAAGTGAGGTTATTATGAAAGACAAAGGACATATTATCAAGATTGGCGATGAGGTGCAGATACCTCGCAACTCAGCATTGGAGAAGGAAGTGTTGGGTGAGATACTGATAGTAGGCGAACATGCGCTTACGGAGGTAGAGAACATCATCACTCCGGCATCCTTTTATGATGAAGCGAATGCGATTATCTTCGCGACGTTATTGGAGATGCAGGCATCGCACAAGCCTATCACCATTCTTGATTTGACCATGGCACTTATGGCGAAAGGACAGTCAGAGGCTATTGGTGGTCCTGTCTATCTGGCTGACATTACGCGTTCCGTGGCTACGACCGCCTATCTGGTGCAGCACGCAACCGAATTGCACCAATGCGAGGTGCAGCGTAGCATGTTCGTGCTTGCGGAGAAGATCAAAGCCATGGCATCTGACTCGTATTTCGATGCGGATGAAGTGATGGAGATAGCAGAGAGAGGTCTGACAGACATACAAGTCAATACGACTTCCGGTCAAGCTAAGGACATGGTGACGTGCATTGGGCAACTATACGACTGGGTTATGGATAACGCCGATAACAAGAACAAACCTATCAGTACCGGCCTGGCAGGTTTAGATAGGATACTTAGCGGTGGCTTCCGCTCTCCGGACTTGGTGGTTGTAGGTGGTCGTCCGTCTATGGGTAAGACACAGTTTGCAGTCCATTTTGCAGAACACGCATGTTTGCAAGGCAAGAACACGTACTTTGTGAGCATAGAGATGACAGCAAAGCAACTCATCGCTCGTATGGCGGCGAGGGAAGGCGTGTCATACTCTCATATGCGTCAAGGCACAATACGTGGTGACGAGTTCAAGCAATTGGATGAAAACCTCAATAGACTACAGCACTTTCCGCTGATGATTGCAGACTCTCCGGATTGTCGTAACCTCTCTTATATCAAATCCGAGGCACGCCGGTTGAAGAGACAGGGTAAGTTGGATATAATAATAATCGACTATCTCGGTCTCATTCGTACCAATCAGCGCTTCGAGAAACGATATATAGAAGTTGGTTACATCACCGGTGAGTTGAAGGCATTAGCTAAGGAGTTGGAAGTGCCTATCATCCTCTTGGCGCAGTTGTCTCGTCCTCCGCAAGGACAGGAGAAACAACCGCCAAAGATGGAAAGCCTGCGTGAGTCTGGCGATATCGAGCAGGATGCAGATGTCATCATCTTCCCACATCGTCCGTACGTCTATGATCACAACGCTTGTGACGAGTCCGGGCGTACATGGAAGGACAGAGGCATTCTGCTTGTAGAGAAAAACCGCGAAGGCGAGCGTAATGTCAAGACGTTCTTTATGAATGATCCTCAGTTCAAGGAGTTTTGGGATGACGAAATAGCTAACGAGCAACTACAGACGACATGATACATCCTAATGACATACCGGATAGTAGAGCCGATGGCTATACGTCTTCGCCAAAGCACATCAATACTGTGCTGCGTGAGTGGTGCTTTGAAGTGGCTTCACTCATAGACAAATCAAGTAATGTATAACTTTTAACACGTTTAATTATGATACTGAAACAAATCGTCAAACAGAAAGAAGGATCACGAATAGTGCGTCGCTTCGAGGTCAGAACACAACTCAACTTGTCGTTCCGTATCTGTTACGTGCCGGGTATTCCGCTAACTGTAGAACTCGGTCTTGGTCTCATCACCATCAGTTATGAGATATGGAAGAGTTGATCGGTCTTTTGCTCGGCTTGCTTGAAGCAGGACTGGCGCTGTGGTTCCTAATCGACCTCATATCAAACACATGTTTTTAATCATCTAATCAACAAATCTATGGCAAAAATTAAATATCGTAAATTCAAGGTTCACTACCTTGATCAGAAAGGAAACGAGTGTGTTTTCGATTCCCAATTCTCGCTTTGTGAGGACGGAGCGGAGGAGGCTGCGCGTTACGAGCTTGGCCATCGCCTCAAAGAAATCCTGTATCTGGAGGAATACTAATGGCTATGAGTCATGTCACGCTACAAGTTAGACACCAACGTAGCTGGTGCATTCATGAATATCTACCAGCCTATAGGCGACGATCCTGTCGTTAAATGTCTGGAGGATGATTCAGACTTGTCAGAGTATTACGCATATCGCCGAAAGGAGATAGAGGAGGCGCAAAGTCTATTTATCTCCATCGGTGATATGATGAGAGAAGCTGACGAGTACATTGTAGAAAATTTTATAATCAAAGCAAAATGAAAAATGAATTACTTGAAAAGTGCAATCTGATTGCAACGAATGCAGGGCTAAATGCGAAATCGGAGGTGCGGCTTTTCTGTCAAATAATGGAGTGGTCGGATGCAGATACTTTCTTTGTGGCAGAGGACCCGCATGGAGTTGTGTCGCTCGGAGATTACTTCTTCAATATGTCCGACATCTACGAGGTTGTAGCCAACTATCCGAAGCTGCTGGAGCGTTATGGTTCCAACGAGGCTATTGCAACGGCTATTATCCGTTGGTATGACTTTTCTACCGATTGGCATAGCGAGCATACACCGATGGACTTTATAAAGGTATGTTACCACAATAACCTAACCGGCAAAGACGAGAAAAATATGCCGGAAGAAGGCAAGACATTCCTTGGATGGTTCGGAGGTATGTACAAGGTATGCCAAATGATCCTTGGTTCAATGCACGAATGTGATGGTTTCTATGTAGGGTCAAATAGCGGTGGAGATTTATGGACGAGCAGAACTCTGTTGGCAGAAGATGTTGCCAACGAACTGGAGAGTTACGCCTATCTAAAAGTGCCTGACTATTCGCACAACATCAACCTGCACTCATGGCTCAATGGCGCCGATGAGTTGGTAAAAAATGAGAGCATATGAAAAAGATTATGTTTAATGAGCCTTTCGGCTTGCAGCAAGCAACGTTCGACGGAACAAAGACTATGACGCGCCGCATAGTCCCGGATGTAATACTCAATTATGTCCCTATCTATCAACAGCAGTACTACGAACAGACATTAAGCACTATTTCCGTAGAGGATGCTATCATGAATATGGTCGGACCAGAGAAGATGTTTCAGCGGTACGTTTACCAAGTTGGCGAGATAGTTGCCATCGCACAGAAGTACAAAGATATGGCGCTCCACGTATACAACAAGAGACTTGTGCGATTAGACAAAGAAGATGGAACAGAGCCGGAGCCATTAGATCGGCTCGATACACTGCTATATCTTCAATCGCTTAAAGGATTCAATAATAAGATGTTTGTCAAAGCCGAGTGGATGCCGCATCACATCAAGATAAAAAGCAGACGCTTGGAGCACCTGCAAGACATCAGTGACGAAGACTGTTTGCGTGAGGGCATCATGGAAGGTGAGTTTATGAATACGTGGGATCGGTACTATTACAACCATTGGGGCGATTGTCCGAACCATATCACATTCAAGACTCCTCGCGCAGCATATGCTTCACTAATCGACAAAGTAGGAAAGCGGGGCACATGGGACAGCAATCCGTATGTATTTGCTTACGAATATGAAAGGATCGACTAATATGGAAAAACTATTAAACGGAAAGGCGATATACTCGCCGAAAGGCAAGGCTGGAGAATATGCCAAGTATGCCTGTAACTTCTACGTAGGATGCAGTAATGACTGTGACTACTGCTACTGCAAACGCGGTCTGCTCGGTCACGCTATGGGTGCTCCGGTTGCCACGCTAAAGAAGTGCTTCAAGGACGAGGCACATGCTTTTGAGGTCTTCCGCAAGGAAGTCAAAGCTAACCTCGAAGTGCTCCGCAAGCATGGACTGTTCTTTACATTCACGTCTGATCCAATGCTCGACAATACGCGCCAACTCACCATCAACGCCGTTGGTCATGCGGTATCGTTCGGCATCCCGTGCAAGATACTGACCAAGCGTGCAGACTTCATCGACTATCTGCCAGGCGAGTGGTTCGTAAACGAGTGGTATAAGAGCCGGATTGCTTTCGGCTTCACACTAACCGGCATGGACGAGATGGAGCGCGGAGCAAGCACCAATGCAGAGCGTATAGCAGCCATGAAACGCTTGCATATTGCAGGCTTCCGGACGTTCGCAAGCATCGAGCCTATTATCATCCTTAACGAGAGCGGTGAGATGATCCATCGGACGCTTGGCTTCTGCGACCTGTACAAGATTGGTCTGATGTCCGGCAAGCGCAACTACACTCGTGAGGATGTAGCGCACTTTGTCGTGAACATTAACGACATGATACTCAACCATAACTTTGACAACTGCGAGGATGTTAAGGTCTATTGGAAGGATAGCGTGCTGGAGTTCCTGAATATGGATAAAGAGTATCGCTACAACGTGTCGCCATTCTCGTGGCGTTTCGACCTGTCGTGCAACGTAGATGCTAACTATAACATGTTTAATTGGTAGTAGCTATGCCTGCAGGAGTTATACATGCTTGCTTCGGTCGATGTGCTGATTGCAAGCACCTTCAATGGAAAGTTGACCGTTGGAGAGGTGGGCATTGCCCGAAGTTAAAGAAGAAAGTGCCGGGTACGAGACGTGCCTGTCGCGATTACAAAGATTGGGATTCGTAAAAACATACAAAAAAAAATAACAATTATGAGTAGAAGAAATTTCTCTAAATCCGTCAAGTTGTATGACATTACAGCCAATGACGAACTGCGTCCTGCGATGCAGTGTGTTTACTTCAAAGATGGCTATGCCTACGCTACCGAAGCGCATATGCTGATTAAGGCAAAGATTGAGGACATCTGCAACTTCGATCCCGAAGAGATTGCTATCCTCGACGGTAAGATGGTATCTGGTGCATCGCTCAAACGTATCTGTTCGCACAACGAGATACAAGTCACCAACGACGGTTTTATCGCAACCGATAATACTGGAAGCAAGATAACCTATACATTTGCAGATCAGAATGTAGTTGGTAACTTCCCGAACTGCGAGAAAGTGTTGTCTGATGCCATGGACTCACCATTACATCCTAAGGACATCATCGGTATCAACTATGGTATGCTTGACACGCTTACTAATGCGATGGGCTGCAAGGATAATGCCAAGTTGGAAATCCGCAACAGTGGTAACACGATTGTCGTTACGAGCCTTGATCTGTTTAGCACTATTACAGGTCTACTCATGCTCAAGCAAGTAGAGGAGGAGCAATAATGAGTATTGTACCAACCACGTCCAGAGAGACGGATGATGCGGCCAGAATTGAACAGGTCGCCAAGAAACAGAAAGAATACAAGTTAATCGGTAGGCGACGCAAGATACCGGGGCACACGCTCTTTGAGTTTAATGTAATGACCAAAGAACTGCGTCCTGCAATGGTCAAACACGATGTGATCTTCGACACCAAATCCGGCAAACCGATCTACAAGAACAAAGCCGAGGTGCATGAAGGATTCCTGTATGTTCAGGCACTTAACAAACAGAATGCCGAGAAGAAACTCAAAAGGATAGGAGCCTTATGACCTTGTTAAAAGTTAAACTCAATAAATTCTAAATAGTATGAATGCAATAATCAAAGTAAACGCAGTAGTGCGTTATCCGGAAGATGCTACTGTAAACAAAGTAGAAGAAAATAACGATAATCCTACAATGCCGTTCCTCACTCTGAGAAAGTTTGAGAAAACGAATTGGTCCGGCGTAGGTACATACACCGCCGAAGAATGGCATTGGGAGTTCGAGATAGATGCCATGACAGGTATTATCAGAAATTGGCCTTCCGACAAAGAAGCAATATCTTCCTATAAGGTCTGCGACGAGTGCGGAATCGAATACTACGAGGATGACAAACTCGTATGCACCAATGATGGTGCCTATTATGTGCCTAAATTTCTATGCCCGGACGATGAAGGATATGGCGACTATATGGATATGACTATCAATAATAAAGGTCAGATTCTTAATTGGTCGAAGAAGGATTTGGAAAAATGGGTTAATGAACAGAGCAAGAATAAAGCCTGATATGAAAGAACCAACCAAAGAGCAAGTGCTGGATGCCTTGCAGACACATAAGACGGTGCAGAAAGCCGCCAAAGCATTAGGACTGTCGTACCCTAAGATGCAGTATTGGCTAAAGAAGTACGGCATAGTGTGTAACCATAACACCAAGCAGGTAGAGCCGGAGCCAAGTGCCCCGAGCCTGCCTTGGTATAAACGATTATTCAAGAAAGGAAAGTAAGATGAAAAAGTTTGAATACACAACATGCCAAGCAGTACGATCGCTTCTTGATAATATGGGAAAAGATGGTTGGGAGTTGGTCGCTGTCGCTAATGGAATATACTACTTCAAGCGCGAGTTAATCGAAGCATCCGACCCTGAAAAAGAACTCCATGAGAAGTTAGACAGCCCTATCGACATACACGATTTGCCAACAAGAGTGGTGTTCGCACTTGATTATACAGGCGTAAAAACATATCGCGAACTTATTAACTACGGCAGAATAAACATGCTGAGCTTTAGGAACTTAGGGCGCAAAAGCCTTAACAAGATTGACGAGCTCTTTGAAGAGATTGGTCTGGAGAAGTATTGGTACGGTAATGTTAAACTGTAAAACGATACGTCAAATGAAACCGACTCATAG